ACGCTTCCACCAAAGGAGGGTGCAGCAATGGAGAGGATTGCCAATGGTGCGAGGAAGGGCAGAACTGCACCAAGCAACCTTCGGGAGTATGTCAATCCGAAAAGCTGGGAGGCTTATCAAATGTTTCCGACACCAACATCAAGGGATTACAAGGGGGCGAGAAGCGCCGAAGCATTGGAAGCATCAGGCAGAACAGCAACGAACAGCCTACCCGATTCATTCAGCCAAACTGGGACAACTTCCCAACTCAACCCCCGATTCGTAGCCGAGATGATGGGTTTTCCCCCGAACTGGCTGGAATTATCGTTTCAAAACACCGAAACGAATCGATAAAAGCCTACGGAAACGCCATCGTGCCACAAGTAGTTTACCAAATTTTTAAGGCAATAAACGAATACCAAACTAAACCAACGTAAATTTTAATTTACTTTACACCTATGAAACTAACACTTCACGAACCAACACTTGACCGCCGAGCAATTGAACTTGCAAACGTGGTATTCAGCCCCGACAAAATGCGGCTAACAAAAGAACGTGCCGCCGCAGTTCGGCAGCTTTGCACCGCCTTTCAAAACGGAACACCGTTCTTTTTAACTGGTGACACGGGTACAGGCAAGACCATTTACACCCGATTGTTCATAGCAGCCCAACCCGAAAAGCAATTCGTTTACTACAATATGCGACACCTGTTTCGGGAGTATGCGGCCATGAAAAACCCCGATGAGTTTATCTTGGCCTTCATTCAGAAGACACGGTACACGGCCTTGATTCTTGATGACGTTGGTAGCGATGAAGCGGTTGGGGCATACGGAAGGGCGAATACCATACTTTACGACATCATTGAATCACGAATGGAAGGCAACCACCTAACGGGCATAATTTCCAACAACACGAAAACCGAAATACTTACCCGCTTTTCAACCAACGGCGAACCTGACGGCCGCATGGCTTCACGGCTAAAAAAGTGGGAAACGATTATCATGCCCGGTGATGACAACAGGGGCGTTTTCGACATCTTGCCTTTTGCCCAATGGCCGCAGACCGAATTGCCAGCCGATTCCGAGCCACCAGCCGTACCTTGCCCTGAGCATTTACGTGAAAGCATTTACGAAAAGCTGGGCATCATTGCCAACAAGGTGGTTGAACGACCTCCGAGCAAGGCAGAAGAAATGCGCAACGCCTTTTGGGGTAACCTTAAACGATAATTTGCGAAAAGCAGCGAAAACCAATACCTTGTGCAAATAAGTACCCAGCTAAGTACCCAGTAAACACAAAAAAAGTACCCAGCTATGACGAAACATATCGCTTTAGTAACTTTAAACATCACCAAACAACTACAAAACCTATGCCCAAACTAAAACTTAAATTCAAATTACCCAAAGAAGAAGCCGAGGCAAACTTTGCTCTTAAGGGCGGCGAATACTTTGTTGTTCTGCACGACCTTGACCAAAGGCTGCGGGACATCACCAAGTACAATAACAACCCGTTCAGCGGAAAGCCAGCAACTGAGGAGCAAATTCAACTTGCCGACCAGATACGGCAGTACCTTAGGGAACAAAACATTGACGAGTTATGGAGGTAAGTCGTCCCAATGTATGGGACAACATCGAAACCGCCACCGAGTTTTGGGCTGGCTTCGACTTCGACAAGGCCGAACCGATTACCCTTGACAATTGCCAAAAGGTCATTTGTCTTCGTACCTTTGTCAATGCCCATATTTCGTATCTAAAGAACAACAAGGGCAACAAGACCTACCTGCCGTACTGGTTGCGCCTTGAAAAAGTAACTAAGCACTATGCCAAAAAGCATTGAACATCAAATCCAGCTTGCTTGCGTTAAGTACTTTAGGGCGGCATATCCCGACCTTTATTGCAACCTATGGCACACCAACGGCAGGGCAATCGACAAGCGAAACGGCGGGGTGCTAAAAGGCATGGGCGTTATTGCTGGCGTACCTGACCTTTTGTTTTTTTACAAGGGCAAGTTACACGGCATCGAACTAAAGACCGCCAAGGGAACGCAAAGCGAAGGGCAAAAAGAATGGCAGTCAATGGCTTTGAAACACGGTGGCGAGTACCACATTGTGCGAAGTGTCGAACAATTCGTACTTTTGATTCAGCAAACAATTCAAAATGGTTAAAAACGTACCCATTGGCAAAATAAAGCCAAACAAAGACAACCCCCGTTTTATTCGTGATGAGAAATTTACGAAGCTGGTCAAAAGCCTACGGGAGTTTCCCGATATGGCGAAACTGCGACCGCTTATCGTAAACGCTGAAATGGTTGTACTGGGCGGCAATATGCGGCTAAAGGCTATGCAAGAACTGAAATGGGAAACCGTGCCAGTTATTGTTGCCGAAAACTTGACACCCGAACAGCAGGCCGAGTTTGTTATCAAGGACAATGTTGGCTTCGGCGAATGGGATTGGGAAATGCTTGCCAACCAATGGGACGCTGAACTGCTGACCGATTGGGGATTGGATATACCGCATTTTGATGCAAACCTTGATGAATTTGGCGAGGACTTTACCCTGCCCGATGGCGACAAAGCACCATTTCAACAAATGACATTTACGCTTGCTGATGAACAAGCCGAGCAAATCAAAAACGCAATAGCCGAAATAAAGCATACGGACGAGTACAAATATGCCGAAACAATGGGCAACGAAAACAGCAACGGCAACGCACTTTATTTAATTGTAATGCAATGGGCAGAGCAAAAGAAATAATTGTAAAGGTCATACCCAGCAAGATTGCTAATGAGTTTGTGAAGAAGCATCATTATTCGGGGAAGGTTGCACCAAACTCAAAACTTCATTTCGGATGTTTTCTTGATAGTAAATTACATGGCGTTCTCTCTTTTGGAAGTCCATTAGATAAAAGCAAAGTTTTAAATTTGGTGAGCGGAACTTTGTGGAATGAAATGTTAGAACTCAACAGAATGGCATTTGATGATTATTTGCCTAAAAATTCGGAAAGCCGTTGTTTGTCTATTTGTTTTAAATTGATAAATAAAAACGCTCCACACATAAAATGGATATTAAGTTTTAGCGATGGAGTACTTTGTGGGGATGGTACAATATACAGAGCAAGCGGTTTTGTTTTAACTCAAATAAACGATAAAACAGAAAATTGGGAATTGCCAAATAAACAAGTGGTTCAAGCATGTACTTTAAGGCAAAGCGGTTATGCAAGTTGGTTAAAACCATTTATAACAAAACAGAGGTTTGACGAAATTAGAAACGGGTCTACAAGTTCAAAAAGAATAATGGAATACATTGGAGCTAAAAAACTTAATGGAAACCAACTTCGCTACATTTACCTAATTGACAAATCCTGCAAAATAACTGTTCCGATTTTACCATTTAGCAAAATTGATGAAATGGGGGCTGGTATGTATAAAGGGAAAAAGGTATCTTTGGCAGAACGCAAACAACAACAACAAGCGGAACAAGCATTTATGGATGATGCACCCGATTTCCAGTCGGGAGAAGGCAGTCGGTTCTGACCGTTCCGCTCAACTTACCGATATGAGCAACGTAGACACTAAAAAAAAGCTGATGCTCGAAGCGTTGGAAAAATCGCTTGGCATTGTAACTTCTGCTTGCAAGGCGGTTGGAATATCAAGGGCAAGCCATTACCAATACATGGAAAGGGACGCCGAATACGCAGCTAAGGTCAACGAACTTACCGAGGTGCAACTTGACTTCGTGGAAAGCAAACTGATTGAACGCATCAACAAGGGCGACACAACGGCCATAATCTTCTACCTGAACAACAAGGGCAAGAGCCGAGGGTACAACCGCTACAACGAAGAAAAGCGAGAGGCGATTCAATGGCCGACCAACTTTACCTTTAACGTAGAGAGTGAAAGCGTATAAGCTAAACCGCAAGCAATACGCCACGATAGTCGAAAGCGAAACCGAACGGCTGTTTGCGTATGTCGGCGGCATTCGGTCAGGCAAGACAATTACTGGGGCGCATTGGGCGTTACACAACATTCTAAACTTTCCCGAAGCGAAGGGCGGCATATTTTCCAACACGGTCAGCCAGCTAAACACCGCAACCCTGTCGGAGTTTATTCAGGTACTCGAAAGCTACGGTCTGCACAAGGGCGAGCATTATGTGGCGAACAAAGACCCTGAACGGTACTTCGGTTACAAGTCAAAGTTTGAAAAGCACAACGGCGTTTGGTCGTTTATGAACGGGGCGCAAATCATTACCTTCAGCATTGAAACGATGATACGGGGTATTGAACTTGGCTGGTGCTGGGGCGATGAGGTGCAAGATGCCGCTATTGATAGCCTTAACATCGTGCTTGGCCGTATGTCGGGAGCCAAGTTCCCACGAACATTGTGGACGATGACACCGCCAATGGACAACGCCGATATCGACGAAATGATATGGGGCGAGAAAGCAATACCGCACACCATTGGCACAACCTACGACAACAAGGGCAACTTGCCTGAAGGCTACATCGAGCAGCTTGAAAGCACCTACGATGCCCTGACCTTTAAGCGTGAGGTGTTGGCGCAACGGGTAACGATGAACGGCCTGAACTGGCTGTATTCATTCGAACGAGCCAAGCACATCGGCAGCAAGGCGGCATACGATACGATGCAGCCCGTTTACGTTTCCATTGACTTCAACAACAACCCGTTCACGGCCATATTAGCACACCGAGGGCGAAACGCTGAGGGCAAGCAGTACATTCATTACTTCGATGAGATTACGTTAACCCCTGACCAAGTGCAAGGGCGCACGTTCATTGAGGCAATGGTTGAGGAGATATTTCGCCGCACCCCAGCACAAGTGCAGAACCGATTGTACTTTATCACTGGCGATGCTTCGGGCAGGGCGCAATCGGTCATTGCCAAGGTTGGGCAGAATATGTGGTCCGAGATAGTGGACCGCATGAGGGTGTCACCGAACAACATCTTAGTTCCACGTTCCAACCCGCCGCACCAAGAATCAAGGCGGCTTTGCAACAGCATCTTTAGCAATTACGATGAGGTGTTAATCAACCCGAAATGCAAGGTGCTGATTCGGGATTGCGAATTCGTGAAAGCGTTACCTGATGGGGGAGTTGACAAAGGCAGCCGAGCCAAGGTAGACAAACGTGCCGATGCGTTAGACTGCTTGCGCTACGACCTACACGCCAACAATCGGCAGTTTATTTTCAGGTAAGTATGTCTAAAGTATGTCTAAAGAACGTCTAAACGCTTTCGATTTTAGACATTGTCCCATATAAGGGGCGAAACATTGGGAATTTGTGCCTTTAATGACAACTTGGCGAAAAAACCGCCACGTTCATTTCAAATTTCATACATTTGAGTATGCCAAAGTACAAAGGTTGCATGATTGGCCCTTCAGACCGCAAGGGCAAAAAGTACAAAGCACAATGCGGCGACAACCCACCCGTGCATTTTGGGGCAAGTGGTTACCGAATTAAACCCGGCACGTCTGCTGGCGATAGCTACTGT